CGTCTGGGTGCCTTGGCAATCTTAGGTACAATATCATTCGCAATTTATCATGCTCTAGTTACATCTGGATTTAACATTTACTTGTTAGAACTCTTAGTTCTTTACTGGGGAGGTGCAGCATGTATCGTCCTCAGTGGTCCAGGTAACTTCTCAATAGACCATCTCATAAAACGGAGACTCACAAATGATTAAAGCACTATACAGTATTATGTTTGCTGCTCTCATGTGGGTTCAAGTTCCACAATGGAGCGATGACTGGAGTAAGTGTGCTGTTGATGTACCAGACACAGCATGTCACTGGTATATCACAGCACCCGATAGCACCATGGGTGAAGGATTTAGTTGGGCTAACTCCCCTTGGTTTAGCGTTGAGGGTCTCCGTGATATTGGAGAACTTCACAACACAATGGCAGCAATTCAAACCACAGGTGAGGCATGAATCATTATCTAGTTTTTGTATATGGTGTATGCTTTGCACTTATTGGTGGCGCTGCATTCGCAATGATGTGGTCTAATATTATGTCAATGGATATGAAACCCAAACCATCTAGACCAAAGCACCCTGAGGCACCTGAAGCAGGTGAAGAGGTGATGTATGTTGATCTTAGTAGAGAACGTCTAGAAGACCTTTACAAACAAGAAAAAGATTGATATACTACAGAGACCTCAGGGTCTCTTTTTTTTATCCTTAAATAAAATTACTATGACTTACAAAATTTATTCACGGGACGGTTGTCCTTATTGCGTCAAGGTCGAGCAGGTGCTACAGTTAGCAAAGTTGGATTATGAAGTCTACAAACTTGGGGAAAACTTTTCGAGAGGAGAGTTCTATGAAAAGTTTGGTCAAGGTTCAACTTTCCCTAGAGTAATTCTTGGAGAAGAAGTTCTTGGTGGATGTACTGAAACAGTCAAGCATCTAAGAGAACAAAAATTAGTCTAAGTTCTTAGAAGTGTAGTTATGGCAGAAAACCAAGACGATGAAAAAGACAAACTAAATAATGATGAACCCCATATAAATCGGGGAGTAGAATTGCTACTAAGAAATAGGAGGAAGCAAGAACCACCAAAGACTTTTCAAGTGAAGTTTGGAAAAATGGTTTCCTTCCTCCGAAGAGAAATTGTTTTACACTTTAACTTTTACTTGGACATTAGAAAAAAGTAGGAGAATCGAAATGTTAGCAGTAACTCTCACCATCAGTACACTCATTTCAATAATGTTCTTTTTTGTTGGAGGTGTAGTAGGATGGTTAGCAAAGGATCATTTTTATCAAACTCAATCTGTTTATATGCATCCAGAGATGTTTGATGAAAACGGAAATGTATTACCTGATGAAATTTTAGCAGTACGATTTGAAAACGATTATGAGCCCGACGAAGACAACGAAGACGATTAAGAACGAAGTTCTCCCACAAAACCCGTTTGTATTTGAAGTTCTGGAACTTGCAAGTAAGCAAAGAACTAAAGCAAAAAAAGTAGAAGTTCTACAAGAATATGAGCACAATGCTCTTAAGGCAATCTTCATCTGGAACTTTGATGACACTGTTGTGTCAGTGGTGCCTGAAGGTGAAGTTCCTTATGGAGACATCGAAGACCAATCGGTTTACAGTGGAAGTTTATCTGAAAACTTAGATAAAGAAACAAAAGGCGGTGAATCTGCTACCGGTCAAGATTTGGATGGCAGAGGTAAAACTTCTCTTCGCAGAGAATGGCAAAACCTTTATCATTATATAAAAGGTGGTAATGATTCTTTAAACAAGACTCGTAGAGAAATGATGTTTATCAACTTACTGAGGGGACTTCACCCAAAGGAATCTCAGGTTCTTTGTTTAGTCAAAGATAAAGTTTTGCAAACTAAATATAAGATAACCAAAGATGTCGTTGAGACAGCCTATCCTGATATCCAATGGGGAGGTCGCGGATGACAGTAGCAGTAGAACAGGAGAAAGAAATGGTTAACGGAGAGGATACTGGAAACAATATTACTCCCTCCGACTATGGGTGTCAGATTCTGCAAGAGAATACTACCTTAGAAAAAGCAAATGACAAATCTCTCCCCAATGATGCCATACTAATCTGGTATGTTGTTGATGGTGTAGAGATGATTGATTTGACTAGATGTAAGAAGACATCACAACTTTTTGATATGTACTATGATAAGTATGGTCCTGGTGCAGTTAAAAAGATGGATTTTGGATATGGACAAATGAATCCTAAACTTTGGGGATTTAAACCAAAAAATGATGGAAAGAAAAGATGAGCGATGGTTTTGATGTTAAGGTTGAGATGCCTAGAGAGGACATTGATAAACTTCTGAAGAAATATAAGCATCTAAAGAAATATCAAAAGTCTAATATCTTTGCCGTTAAGACTATGAATGGAACGGAAGATTTAATTAGTAAAATGGTAAAGGAAGTTGAAGATGATCCTATCTGATTTGCGTAACTAAGATGTTATCTACTCAATATAGACTACGACTGGAATTTATTTGCAAAAAAATTGCAAATGGAGAAGAGGTTAAATTAGATGATATGGTATGGGTGCAGAAACTTGCTAAGTCCCATACACTTGCTAGAGATTGGCTGCAAAAAGCACGTCGTCAAGCTGCTCAAAATATTGAGGAAGGTAGTACAGATGATTTTCTGAATAGGATGGGACTAGGAGACCCCGACCCATCCAATCATAGAAGGGGATTTGATAGTGCGGAAGATATTAAAGACTGGTTCCAGCAGGATAGACCTGATGACTGGAGACAACGTGATTGATTATGTTTGTATCCAGACCTGGGATCCTATCTTTGAATGTATGCGCTATCATTGGGTTCATAAGTCTGAAGTTGATCCTGTGCAATTTGTAAAAAATCTTAACCCAGAACAGAAAGTTTTATGAGCAGTAAGATGATGTTCTTGGTTGACACTGGCGATGGAAGATGTGTCAGTCACGATGGGTATATTCAACTCGGTAGTTTCTCTCACACTGTAGAGAAGCATCTTGAGTTATGTCCCCATCAAGAATGGCAGGTAACCTACTGGATGCCCGACCCATTTATTATTAGATACCCAAGACCCAACTATCAACATACTATGAAGAAGAACGAAGGTTCTCCTAGGACTGATAATGCTGCTGACAGTAGACCTAGAGACTTCCCAGACCAAGCAGAAACTAGATTAGAAAGAACATTATGAAAATGTGGGAGACAAAATGTGTTGAGTGTGGTAAAATGGTCCCAGCGAACAAAGCACCTCAGATAGGTCATCAAGCACCTGATGGTAGTTGGACAAATTCGTTATGTAAACCTTGCTGGATAAAAAAGAACAATGGATAATTTTAATGAACCAGGATCATCAAAAGGAATTGATGATACTTTTAAAAAGTTTGCTATTGGATGGCAACTAGATAATGTGGTGAGATTACTTGGTGGCAGTCTTGAGCATTTTAATTGCTATGATTACGGTGATGAAAATGCTCAATATGAAAAGTATATAATTAAATTTAACCGCAAATCTAGGGAGACCGATTAATGCGAGCAGTAATTTATTCCAATGGAAATCAAGAATGTCAACGTATGACACATCTTTTAGAGAGTCTTGGTGAAGAATTTCATCAGTATGAATTGGATAAAGACTTTACTACTTCACAGTTCTCTGCTGAGTTTGGTTCAGATGCAGAGTTCCCTCAGGTAGCTATTGGATATAAACATATTGGTAGTATAAAAGAAACACTTCAGTACCTTAAAACAAAAGAAGTTCTATGAATGATATTTCCAAAGATGCTAAACGTAGGAGAGCACTCAATCTCTTCATAGAAAGTGTTATCAAACCTGACCACGAACTACGAGGTGATGCTCATAACCAAGACTGTTATCTTGAACTAATGGAAGTTAGGAAAGAGATTCTAGGATACCTTAGAAAACGGTAACATATGTTACAAGACGTTTGTTAATATAAATAATATATGGTATAATTACCATACGTTCATCTCACTCTAGAGTGAGACGCAAGTAAGTCGCGGAACGGATCGTTCATCCGTCTTCAGACGGACGCAAACGACTAAAGGAACGGACCTAAAAATCCAATTACTTTAGGAGTAACAAAATGAACACACTTAATCTAATCCGAAAGCAGATCAATAAGGCATCTGCACTTCACAACGCACAGATTAACCACACCACATATCGCGGTGTAGATTATGACACACGTTGTGTAGAATCAAAGGAGACTCACGGTACATTCTGCTATCGTGGACAAGTATACGCTAAGTGATTTATTAACTTACATTGCGGAGAGGGCTACAAACCCTCTCTTTTTTTGTATTTACCTATCAATTTAACAAATGTTAGTGAATAAACACAAAGTAACCTAAATACTGATAGAACAGAGGTGCTTATGATATGAAATTAACTATATCATTTTTTCAAAAGTAAATATTCGTATAATGGGGGATATTATGCACAATCTCATTTCCTATAATCAGTTAGCAGGTTGGAAACAAAGCGTAGAACGACTGACTCATACCTTAAACCGTTCAATAGAAGAGTCTGACGCCTTAAATGATTATTATAGTTGTCTTATAGACTGTGACGATAAACAATCAATATGTAAAAGAATCTGTAAAAGGATTTTAATAAATTAAACTTTTCGCGGGGGTTGCTACCCCGCTTTTTTTGTGCTATAATACCCTTGAGTATGTGCTTCCTATGGACAAAGAAAAACTCAAACTGATTGTGAGTAATCTAAAATCTCTTATAGAGAACCTAGAGTCTGAATTGTATTCAGATGTAGATGCATATGCTACAACTCAAGAGAATTTTGACGACCCTGCATCTTACTACCTACCCATTTCAGATTACGACGAAGTTTATGAGGAAAGCGATGGATAAGATAGATACACAGGGAATGAGTTTGCCTAGTGATGGTAAACTAAAATCAAAGAGAACATATCCACCATTGGTAATACCAAAACGAAATGTCTTTACTGATTTAGAAAGACAAGAACTAAAAGACATTATTAACGAGACACTAGATGAAAGAGAACAGCGTAAATCTAATTAGCGTAACTCCTGATGCGGAGAAGCACATGGCATACTGTGCCAGGGTGAGTAATCCAAACAACCAGGACAATGAGAAGTTCTCTGGACTGCTTAAGTATTGCGTGAAGCATCAGCACTGGAGCATCTTTGAGCAGGCATATATGACGTTAGAGTTGAATACTACAAGGGGTATCGCAGCTCAAGTGCTTCGTCATAGGTCCTTCACATATCAAGAGTTTTCACAACGCTATGCTGATTCTTCCTTACTCGCGGAGACGATCCCTCTACCTGAACTACGCAGACAAGACACCAAAAATCGTCAGAATTCTATTGATGACATTGACCCGTTTGTCCGTCAAGACTTCCAAATCAAAATGCAAAAACACTTTGAGGAAGGAATGAAACTGTATCAAGAAATGCTTGATGCGTCTATTGCAAAAGAGTGTGCTCGCTTTGTGCTTCCCTTGGCAGTGCCCACTAAAATCTACATGACGGGTTCTGTGAGGTCGTGGATCCATTATATCGATTTGCGTTCTTCAAACGGCACACAGAAGGAGCATATGGACATTGCATTAGATGCCAAGCGTGTTTTTTGTGAACAGTTCCCTGCCGTTGCTGAAGCAATGGAGTGGGTATAATAAATATTGTTGTATGTGATGTAATTTATGGCTACGTATCCTATTATCAATAAGAAGACAGGTGAACAAAAAGAAATTGCTATGAGTGTTCATGATTGGGATCAATGGAAGACTGATAACCCTGAGTGGGATAGAGATTATTCTGACCCAACTACATTTCCGGGCATCGGAGAAGTAGGAGACTTCCAAGATAAACTGAAGAAGACTCATCCAGGGTGGAATGATGTATTACATCAGGTATCAAAACAACCAGGATCCACAGTCAAACCACTCTGAATCTTATGACCGCAAAAAGATCGAAGACTCCCGTACCGTTCGGAATGAGTAATAAACAAATGAAAAGAAAGAAACCTATTAATTTAGACTTGATGAGGACCATAGATCCTCTTACAGATAATCAAGCAGAACTTTTTCGTTGTTATAAGAACGACCAGAATATTGTCGCTTACGGCGCGGCAGGAACGGGTAAAACTTTTATCACCCTATACAATGCACTAAGAGATGTATTAGATACTAGGACTCCTTATGAGAAAATTTATCTTGTAAGGTCACTGGTTGCCACAAGAGAAATTGGTTTTCTACCCGGAGACCATGAGGATAAGTCCTCTCTTTACCAAATTCCATATAAGAATATGGTAAAGTATATGTTTGAAATGCCTACAGAATCAGACTTTGAAATGCTTTATGGTAATCTTAAAGCACAGACAACGATTAGTTTTTGGTCTACATCATTCATCCGTGGTACTACACTTGATAATGCTGTCATCATTGTTGACGAATTCCAGAACTTGAACTATCATGAACTGGATAGTATCATCACCCGTGTTGGTGAAAACTCTAAGATTATGTTCTGTGGTGATGCTACTCAAACTGATTTAACAAAACAGAATGAGAAGAATGGTATCGCAGACTTCATGAGAGTTTTACGTATCATGCCTTCAATGGATATCATTGAGTTTGGTATTGAAGATATCGTTCGCTCTGGTCTCTGTAAAGAATATCTACTTGCTAAAAACGAACTTGGTCTATGAACTTTATTCATCATAATTACTTAGGTGACATTGAATTAAATTGCAAAAATAAGAATGGCATCCGTCTCTACAATGTTCCTAGTGGAGACTGGGTGCCTTCTATTACGTCTGTAACTTCCTTTTATAACAGAGAAATCTTTGTTAAGTGGAGAAAGAGAGTTGGTATAGAGGAAGCAAACAAAATCACAAAAAAAGCAACTACCCGTGGCACTGACTTCCACGAAGCAGTTGAAGTATACATGAGGAACAATGAAATAAACTGGGATGATTTTCGTCCTCTCACACAGTTTATGTTCCATCATGCTAAACCATATCTAGATAAGATAAATAACATACACGCTATAGAAAGGACTCTGTACTCGGAGTATCTTGGATTAGCTGGTAGGGTTGACTGCATTGGCGAATACGAAGGAGAACTTGCAGTCATTGACTTTAAGACTTCTGAAAAGATTAAACCAGAAGCCTGGTTAGAAAATTATTTCGTTCAAGAAACTTTTTATGCTGCTGCATACTATGAACTGACTGATATCCCTGTTAAAAAACTTATCACTATCATGGTCACACCTGGTGGTGAGGTTAAGGTATTTGACAAAAGGAACAAAGGGGACTATATTAAATTGTTAGTTCGTTACATTAAAGAATTTGTATCTCACAATACTAGGACAGAGAATGGAGAATGAACTAGACAAAGTATTAGAAAGTAAGTTTTATTGCCCTTCTAAATTCACTCAAGAAATAGAATCGCTGGTGCAAACTATACCAGAGATGAACTACATAGATGCTATCATTCACTTCTGTGAAAAGAATAGCATTGATGTGGAGTCGGTTCCTAAGTTAATTACCAAACCACTTAAGGAAAAGATTAAGTATCAAGCAATGGAATTAAACTTCTTGAAGCGGAGTTCTAGAGCAAAATTGCCTTTGTAATCCATTCTCGTCCCAAAAAATTTCCCGCAAAATTTTTGCCCACTTTGATTTTTTCATGATGCCGTTCGATGCCTATAAGCAATACCTCTCCTTAAAGAATCACTTTACCAAGGAGAAGTATGACTACCACAAATACTGTGGAAAAAGTCGTGCGACTGTGCAATCTTTTTATAAAAGAAAAGATAGATTCTGGTTTGAGAAATTATCCAGAAACAAAGATGATAAAGAAGTAATTGAGTTTTTTATTTCTAACTTTATTACATGTACCGATCCTAGTAAACTATGGATTGGAGAGATGATACGAGAAGGTGAAGGTAGATATACTGCCTGGAAGAAAAGAACTCAATCACTATCTTATGTCTTTAAGGAAGAGATGAGTTCTCTTTTATCCGAACAAAAATTAGATAAAGTCTTCACTGGAACAGGTCATCCTCCCATACTCAAAAGTTATTTGAGTGGTGACATTTCACTTGAAACTCTAGTAATCTGTGATAGAATACTAGGGTACAAAAAGGATTTTGATAAGAGACTTACGGACCCTGTGTGGGAAACCGTAAGTCTCAGAATTAAAAAATATTCTCCCTTTCTAAATATTGAAGTGCTTCATTATCGGAAGTTACTCAAGCAATTAATCATTAACAATTAATCGGAACTTAATATGTCACTGGAAAATACTGAAGTCATTACTAATCTGAATGAACAGAAGAGGCAACTTGAAGAGCAGATGGAAAATCTGCGTGTCACTTACTTTAAAGTCGTTGGCGCACTCGATGCGCTAAATCAAATTGAAGCAAGTAAGGAACAAGATAATGAAGTAACTACGACTGAGGTCGTAGAGGGTGAATGAGTTTCTTTGAGTCAGAGGTTGTCCGGGCAGAGTTAACTAAAATTCAGGAATTGCAGGATAGTGTTTATATAAACATTTTCACATTTACTGCAATGAGTAGGGAGAAAAAACTTAGGCATGTTGAAATGCTTGAGGAACTTCTTGACAAACAAAAGATTTTGTATACCCGTTTGAGTTTGTCTGATGATCCAGAAGCAAAAGAAATGAAGGAACGTATCCTTGATTCTGCTAAAGCAATGGGTCTCCCTCCTGATGTCGATATGAACGTCATCTTTGGAAATATGTCTAAGATGATTATCGTTATGAAGGACCAGATTGACAAAGCAGACTAAGGTCTGTAGAATAAAAAGGTCCACAAAAGCCAAATCCAAACTAATCTAACAAATCCTATGTCTTTCGCAAATCTTAAAAAGCAATCTTCTCTTGGTTCTCTTACCTCTAAACTGGTAAAGGAAGTTGAGAAGATGAACAATACCAGCGGCGGTGGCGATGACCGTCTTTGGAAACCTGAAATGGACAAGACTGGCAACGGTTATGCCGTCATCCGTTTCCTCCCTGCCCCTGAAGGAGAAGACCTCCCTTGGGCAAAGATGTACTCCCATGCCTTCCAAGGTCCTGGTGGTTGGTACATTGAGAACTCACTGACTACTGCCGGTGGTAAAGACCCTGTGTCAGAATACAACCGTGAACTGTGGAACAGTGGTAACGAAGCAGACAAGGATACTGTTCGTAAGCAGAAGCGCAAACTGTCCTACTATGCCAACATCTATGTTGTGCAGGACAAAGCAAATCCTCAGAACGAAGGCAAAGTCTTCCTGTATAAGTTTGGTAAGAAGATCTTTGATAAGGTCATGGAATCAATGCAACCTGAGTTTGAGGATGAAACTCCAATCAATCCTTTTGACTTCTGGCAGGGTGCTAACTTCAAACTGAAACTGAAGAAGGTTGCAGGTTACTGGAACTATGACTCTTCTGAGTTTGACCGTGTGTCCCCTCTACTAGATGATGACGATGCCCTGGAAGCACTGTGGAAGAAGCAGTATTCACTGACTGCTCTGACTGCTACTGACCAGTTTAAGTCCTATGAGCAACTGGAGAAGCGTCTGAAGATGGTTCTAGGTCAGAAGCAAGCACCTGCTCGCTATGATGAAGAGACCAACGATGAAGATAATGATCGCAGTTCTTACTCACCTAACTTCTCCTCACGTCAACCACAGTCTGAATTGACTGAAGACCTGAAGACTGAACTGAACAACCTTGGTGCTAAGTCAGAAGCATCTACTGACCGTGATGAAGATGATGCACTATCATACTTCCAACGTCTTGCTAATGAGTAATTAAGAATATAATTTAGCGTTATCTCCTCTCTTCAAGGTTCTACTCACATACTGAGTGGAACCTTTTTTGTATTCCATGATACCTTCAAGGTCGTCAATAACTAGATTGACGTATCTTGGTTTGAGTAGGTTTATATTTCTCTTATCATCTTCTAGTTTTATTTCGTGTTCATAGTTTGTAACTGGCAATCCTGGTCTTCTTTTTTCAAGAATACCTTGAGGATTTGTATATATGAACTCATAGTTTTCATCAACCCATAGACCTTCTGGTAAAAGAACTACGTTATTTGCATCTTTAATTTCTTTTGATTCGTAGTGATGTATTTCGCTGTATAGGGTTTCATATGTACCATATTTTAAAAGAAGATGTTCGTCAAAATCGTTCTGTCTCATAGGCCATTCGGTTTGAATATTAATAATGTTGTTTGTTACTAATACTAACCAATCTAATTCGGAGTTATCGTATACTTTTTTTGCCACATTATCAGGTCTTTCGTCACCGATAATTTTATACTTTTCAAACGTAGCAATATTTTCATAGATATCTTCTCTTAAGATTCCTTTCTTGAATAAATTTTTTACTACAATATAATCAGATAATCCAGAATCTTTTAATCTGCTGATATATTCTAGGTCGGGTAATCTTCTGAAATAGTTTGACATGTTAGAAACCTATAGAGTTATCAGATGTATAATCATCATTAAAGACTGGTTCAAGTTCTGAGAATTGCATGTCAACTTGATATGCAACAGGCATATTATTTGCAAATGTCATAAATGTCTGATTGGGTGTGTAATTAACATTCAATCCAGTCATAGCACACAACTTGAACTTATTTAAATATGGATTTGGTGTACTCGATCCTGCAAGATATTTAAGTTCAAATACATGCGGAGAGAGTAAAAATAGTCCACTTTTACTTCTACGAACAGACATTCCCTGCTTCAGTGATCTGATAATTAAGGATATCTCTTTTGCTTCAGGTTCACTTCTTGCACTCATATTAAATGAGAACCCAAAATTTCTCATTGTTGGTCCATTAAATAACAACTCAGTATTTGGATTGATAATAGCACCAGTCTGTCTTGTAAGTAACTGTTGACCAAGACCTGAAGCTTGCCCCGCCATTGCACTAGCAGCTAATTTTTTTACCGATTCACTATTATCTTTCAGTTTATCAACAATATTTTGTGCTGCTTGAGCACCACCAGCAGGGCCACCTTCTATAAAATTGGCAGCAACTTGTGCTGCAGCTTGTTGTAGAGCATTCATATCACCTTTATTCCAAGAGACTTGGTTTTGATCTGAAATACCACCAGGAACCGGTAAAAAGATACTAACTAAGGTTTTTCCCTTTTGTCTGGCTGGCGTTTCAAAACTAGTACCACTTTTCGTACTTGAAATTCCTCTTGGTTTATATTCAATAATATTAATCTGAAGTTTATTCATACTGTCACTTATATCACTAGGATACGACAATTTACCTGATGGCATCCCAGTATCAGTTCCTGCAAGAATTTCTATATTAAGTTCTTTGTCAGGATTGCTAGGGTTACTTGAAGTTTTATCCGAGTCTCCACCTTGATTACTTGACTTATCTGCTTCGGACGGGGTGCTAGTTGTATCAGATTCAGTTGTTCCTGTGGATGGGTCTTTTACTCCAGGAACACCAGCATCTTTCAGAGTTTTCTTTAGTGAATCATTAGAGAATTTATTGATAAGTTCTGCTTTATCCTTATTGATTGCCTTCTTTAAATCGCCATTAAATACGTCCAAAAATTGCTGATTATCTAAACTAAGATTATTTCTATCATTCCATCTCCTACGAAATCTTCCTTTTACATTCCAATCATCACCGACATTATCTGCTGTTGCAATTAACGTTCTGGTATTAAAGGACTCGATTGCATACAGAGAAGCTTCACCGGTCTCGTCATTAACTTCTAAAATAGTTGCAAGAGGGTTAGTACTACCCAATGTTCTGCTTGCTGTCTGTATTGCCATTACGCAGGGTTTTTATTTATTTAGTATGAATTTTCCATATTGTATTGACAACAAGTCATCAAGTTCAGTTCTGTTTAAAATATAGACTTGACCTGCTAGTTCTTCCCACGTATATTGACGATATTCCTGCCAGTGAAAATTAAGTCCACGAAATCCCCAAGAAAATAAATCAGTCACAGCGACTAAAGGATGTTGATCATATGTAATACCAGGAGTTTTTGCATTATAAACAAACGTACAGATTGTTCCTTCATCTGGAGCAGGAGTTACCGTATCGTTCAATGCCTCCATAATCATTTCCATTTGATTTTCAGTATCAGTAGTTTCATTCAGAGTCTTAAGTATGGGTTCGATACGGTTCATCTGAGTCCTAGTTCGATTTCTGTTATGATTTTAAATTCAATCCTTCTATCATCACAGAATTCTTGTGCTGCTTTCCACTTTGCTTGATTGACAGCATAGGTTTTCATTTCATATAGATAACCTTTTGTCTGCCTCTTTGGTTTCTTTGGTGGAGCACATTGTTTCTTAGGTTTCACTTCAACCACATAGGTTTTATTTTTACCTGTGCTCTCCCTAACTTTCATAATAAAGTCCGGGAAGTATTTGTGAACTCTATTATCTAGAGGAGAGATGTATGGGATGTAGAACTCTTCACTACCCCACTCAAGAACCTGTTCATTCAAGTCACAGTATCTACAAAACTTTCTTTCCCAACTACTTCTACATATAATATTATTTGGATTACCTTTATATTTTTTGGGATAAGAAGGATGATACTTACTTTTATTACTTTCCGCCATACATAGTATATAACCTCAAAAACTATTTAGATGGCAACCGGTAGATCTGTAGCAAAAATAAAAAGTGCGTTATTAAGACCGTCATTAACATCGAAATTTTTTGTTACTATAACTCCACCATCGGTGTTAGAGGGTTTTTATAATTTGACAGATGTAGATGAGTTTCATATGTCTTGTTCTGAGGCATCTCTTCCTGGAGTGTCTTTAAATACCCAAGAGATTACAGGTGATCGTCACGGTGTGACTGAGAGAAATGCATATAGAAGGATGTATGATGATAGAATAGATTTAACTTTTTATGTTGAAGGGGAAACATATTCGCAGATTAGATACTTTGAAAGATGGATTAATTTTATTGTAGGAAATAATTCAAAGGAAATTAGGAAATTTCCTAAGTATGATTATAAAGTAGAGTATCCGGAAAAATATAAAACAGGTATGACAGTATCAAAATTTGAAAAAGATGGTGGTTTTGACTTAAAATATCTTTTCATTGATGCATATCCGATCGCAATAAATTCAATGCCTTTGTCATATGGGTCTACGGATTTATTAAAATGTACTGTATCAATGACTTATCTTAGATATATTATTGGTGATACTGAAGTTAAAGAATCTTCTGTTATACCATCAACAAATACAAATGAATAAGATTCACCTGGAAACACTAATGGACCTGGAACACCATTTATAAACACAGATTCTGGTTCTGGATTTAGAGGAGAAGGAAATCCGGATGGACCATTATTAAAAGCTGATGGAACACCTGCTTATGATTCATCAGGTAACGTAAGATAATTCTTAAAAAACCTCAATAAATAATCATACTGAACTTTATAGGATATTATGCCTTTACCAAAGATTGTTACACCAAGATATGAACTTGAGTTGCCATCAACCGAAGAAAGCATCACATACAGACCCTTTCTAGTTAAAGAAGAAAAGGTATTAGTTATTGCTTTGGAGAGTGAAGATTCTAAACAAATCACCAATGCAATCAAAACAGTTATTCAAAATTGTATTATTACAAAGGGTATCAAGGTAGAGAAACTTCCTACATTTGATATTGAATACTTATTCCTCAACATCAGGGGAAAGTCTGTTGGTGAAGAGATTGAAGTTAATATTGTTTGTCCTGATGATGGTACGACACAGGTTCCTGTGACAATTGACCTTGATGATATTAAGATTGAGAAGAATGAAAATCATAGCAAACAAATTAAGATTGATACTACCATTATGATGGAGATGAAGTATCCATCTTTAGACCAGTTCATTAAGAACAACTTTGACTTCAGTGATAAAAATGCTATGGATCAATCATTTGAATTGATTGCATCCTGTATTGATAAGATCTATACTGAGGAAGAAGTTTGGGCATCTGCGGACTGTACTAAGAAAGAGATTAAAGAATTTGTTGAGTCAATGAACTCTACACAGTTTAAAGACATTGAAAAGTTCTTTGAGACAATGCCTAAACTGTCTCATTCTATTACTGTAACTAATCCAAATACAAAAGTAGAAAGTGTAGTTGTCTTGGAGGGACTGTCAAGTTTTTTCGCGTAGGCATGATCCATATGGATCTTGAGAGTTATTATCGTCTCAATTTTGCCTTAATGCAGTACCATAAATATTCATTAACTGAACTTGAGAATCTTATCCCTTGGGAAAGAGACATTTATGTTGGTTTATTACAAGCGCATCTTGAAGATGAGAAGTTAAAGCAGCAGACAGCAAATGGCTAGAAGAAGTAAGGTACAGATAAGAGAAACTTACAGCATAAAGCTGGGAGAGGATCTTGTCGCCAAACTTTCTGACGAACAGATTGCTATTCTGTCTAAGTATTATAATTCTTTAGATGCTAAAGAGACAAGTGAGGTTGATAGTAAAATCATTCAAGGTAGTAATGATACCGTCTTGCATGAGATGGCAAGAGATATGGTTGATGAAGAAGAGGAAGAAGATATTCCAGAGGGTCTTGATGACTTGTTAGGTTCTATTCAAGATGAACCTGCAGAAGAAACTCCAGAACCAAAGGTAACTACAGTTAAGGCATCGGCAATTGTCCCTTCCAAATTTTTTGGTGAGGATAAGTATGCCAAGTATCGTGATGAGTTAGTAGCAGATGGCACCATTGAAGGTGAGCAACTGACTAGTGAAGAGAGAAAGGAAGGATTTAAGACGAGAAATGATAGTGATAAGTTCAGTAGATTTGTTGAAAACTTTCTGAATAGAAAAAAAGAATCTGATAATGAAGAAACAAAAACTCTTGATGGTAGGGGTGGTGCCTTAGTTGTACCAAAACAACCAAAGATTAATGTTGATCCAGTAGAAGAAGAATCTAAAAGTAATTTTGATGATATTCTTAAGGGTATTGATAGTATTCTTGAGGTCATAAAGAAGGACCAAAAGTTTGAAGAAAAGCAAGCGAATAAGGAAAGGAAGAAAGAGGAAAGAGACAGAAGGTCTGTAAGAGAAAGTAAGTTAGAAAAGAAAGATAATGTATTACTGAAGACAGCAAAGAAAGTTCTTGCTCCTGTAAAGTCAATCTTTGATAAGATTATTGAATTCTTTGCAACTATATTTTTAGGTAGAGCACTAGTAAAGTTACTTGATTGGTTTGGTGATGAGAAGAATGGAAAGAAAATTCAGAGTATTATTAGATTTTTGGGTGACTGGTGGCCTGCTTTACTTGGAGGATATTTAATATTTGGAACAGGACTTGGATCATTAATATCTGGTATAACCACAAGTCTACTTCTGTTTACACCAAAAATTTTATCACTCCTTGCTAATCCGGTTGTTGCTGGTGCAGGTCTTTTGCTAGCAGGTGCTGCGATCCCAGCAATCTCCCCCCAAACTGTTGAGGATAGTGCAGATGAGCAAGCAAATGAATCGGTAGAAGAGCAAGGAAAAGATAAAACAATAGCAGATCTAAAAGCACAGAATGAAAATAGAAATCCTCTTCAGACGTTTAGTGATTTTATTACTGGAGCAGGAGCAGAAAGAGAAGAGCAAATACAGAGATTAGAAACTGGCAAGGAGAAAAGTTATGGTTTCTCTGGTGAGATAAAAGACCCACCAAAACAAATGAAGGGTGGTGGATTAGTAAGTAATGACTCAAGCATTCTTGCTATGAATAATGGTGGAGTTGTTAAGAAACAAGATAATAATAGTTTTAATATGTTTAATCCAATGTCCTGGTTTAGTGGTGATGCACAGAAAGCAACCAAAGGTGAGTTAGGAAAAGTAAGTAACGATACTCTTGCTGGAAAACTATACAATAGAAGAAAAAAACAAGAAGAAGCAATGAAGATGCTTCGTGGTTATGAAGGAGGTGGTGAAGTTAAAGATGGTAATAGTTTTAATATGTTCAATCCAATGTCCTGGTTTAGTGGTGATGCACAGAAAGCAACCACAGGTGAATTGGGAGAGGTGAGTAACGATACTCTTGCTGGAAAACTATACAATAGAAGAAAGCAGCAAGAAGAAATGATGCAGAAGATGCGTGGTTATGAAGAGGGTGGTAAAGTCACAGGTAAAACTGGTATAGACAAAGTTCCTGCAATGCTTACCAACGGTGAATTTGTAATGAGTGCTGGTGCTGTGCAGAAGTATGGTCTTGATACTATGATGTCAATGAATGCTGCTGGTGGTGGAACAAATAAACCAAAGATTATGGAAGGTATGATGTATGCTAATGGCGGGGCCCCTGTTGGTGAGATTGATTTTGATCCTGTAAGTTATAGGCAGGGAATGATTAGTAGTAAACATATTGAAAACCCAGGTGATACTGGAGAGACATATGTTCTTGGATATACTAGAACACCTGATGGTGATGTGGTTGTTAAACAAATGAATAGGGTTGTTGATAAAAAACTACTTGGAGTTTTTGGGTCAGATAAACTCACTGGAGTTTCGCCCGAATCTGATAAGTGGAATCTTGTTTTAAACTCTGCAAATACTAAGAAGGAACTATCTACAATAACAAGTTATGATTCTGGTTCTCCAGTAGAGACTCCACCAAAGAGTATTGCAACAGACCCGAAAGCAACGGTTGCTTATGCACATAACCAATCATATCAAACATTTAAAAATCATATGTTAGATGAAGGGCATGATGAATTATTTGCCGAGCACGCTGGCGCGTCAGCTGCTTCAGTTGGAGCAAAACTTGGAGAAGATGGTTCATACTTACCAAATTCTGAAAAGGGATATAAAGAACTTGAAAATGTTAATGTTGCGACACCAAAGAAGAGAGAAGCAGCTGCCGCAAATGAAAAGAACAAACCTATGACTCTTGTTGAGATGCTAACCAATGCTATTAATAGTATGGCTGGTATTGGTTCTATGCTTGGTGGTGGTAAGGATGGTAAGAAAGAAGATACTAGAGAATATTCACAAGCAAATCTTCAAGGTGCTAAACTTGGTGACGGATATGGTTCTGAAGGTCAAAAGATTGCAGGTGATCTTGGCACTTTTATGAAGCAGAGAAAGGCTTCTTTGCCAGTAATGGGAAGTATTCATAGACATCCTAAACATTTACCTTGGGGTAAGAGTGGACATAGTGCCAATTCATATCATTATGAGGGAAGAGCACTTGATATTGGTGGTTGGGCACCATCTAATCCTAAAAATGTTGGTACAGATGAGCAAGCACCAGTTCTTAGATCATTGATTGATTATAATAAAAAGAATAAAGTAGACCCTGTTGAACTTATTCACGGTTCTCCTTCATATAAAAATTATGGAAGTTATAGGGAATACCCAGACTCTCACTCTAACCATGTTCACGTAGCATATAATAAGGGTGGTACAGTTATTAAGAAACCTGCAAAACTAACCGTCCCAGAAATTACCCCACTAGAAAAACAAAAACCAAAGGTTACTATTGTTGATGGTGGGACGAAAAGTTCTGCACCAAAACGTTCTCCATCAGGAAATAAGATACCTGACTTTAATGCATCTTCTGCATCTAGAGCAAAAGCAAACCTCTTAGGAATTATTGATTACTGATATGGCATTACCCGCATTACTAGGAGCAGGAGCAAAATCAGTTGGTAAATCCATGGTCAAATCTGGTGGCAAAGCAGCTGCTGGTAAAATTTTAGGTCGTGGAAAAAAGAAACAACCAGGAAGAATTGTTCCTGGAAGAGGAGAAGAAGATGGTGATAAAGGTGGTGCGATTCTAAAACCAAAGACGAGTGTCATCTCTGCGAGTAAATTTCTTCCAAGTTCTAGTAACAATAAAGCAGAGGGACAAGAGAAGACAGAAGTTATTAAGGAGAAACTGATTACTATTGCTGGGTTGTTAGAGGGAACTCTTGCTTCTAAAAAGAAAGAAGAAACTGATAAGAAGAAAAAGGAACAGCAAGAGAGAAGAGGAACAAGGGAAGCAAAGTTAGAAAAGAAACCGAAGACTAAGGGTAAATTAGAACTACCTAAAGTTCCGGGGATGAGTTTCCTTGATAGGATAAAACAATTTATTATGAATGTTCTTGGAGGATATCTTCTCTATAGACTTATAGAGTTTGCACCTTTACTGACACCAATCCTTAAAGGTATTATGCAGGTCGGTGAGTGGTTAATTGATTTTGGTGGTAAACTTCTTAATGGTCTTGTTACTTTTATTGATTGGGGGTATAAAGCATACGATTGGACAAGAGGTCAAGTAAAAAATATTTTTGGTGAAGAAGGTGCTAAAAAGTTTGATGATTTTGCTGGATTAGTAAACAAATTATTAAATGGCGTTTTGATTGGTGCCATGGTGGCGATCAAAATAGCACAGGGTGCTAGAAAAGCAGCACTAAAAAATGGTGGACGAGGTGGTACTCGCCCAACTACAAGACCAGGACAAGGATTTAGACCTAAGGTAACGACAACTGGTGGTAGAGGTCTGAATAGACCTGATATCAGAAATCCATTTAGACAAAAACCAAATATTACTGGTTCTGGTAGTGGACCACTTAGCGGCATAAGAGAATCGCTAAGAAAGACAAATCCACTTAAACAAAAACCAAATGTTACTGGTTCTGGTGGTGCTACTAGGGGTCCTTTGAGTGGAATAAAAGAAACACTCAGAAAGGCAAATCCATTTAGACAAAAACCAAATATTACTGGTTCTGGTGGTGGATTCCAGAATCCATTTAAAAACTTTAAGATCCCCAATCTCAGTAGACTCAAGAATATTAACCCAAAAAAGGTAGGCAAAGGAGGACTTCTTTCGATTGCTATGATTGGTGCTGATATTTTTATGCCTGAGATTCAGGATTTTGTTGGTGGTGTTTATGGTTCTATGGGGTTTGGAATTCAAAAGCAATCTGTTGAACAGTTGACGTATGAATACCTAAAAGCAGAGCACGCTGCTGCTAAACTAAAAGATACTTCGCTGGGTGATGCATTCAGTGGCGGTCCTGGTGACGATAGACCCATGCTTCAACGTGAGTTTGAGAGAAGAGGTTTAGAATTACCTACTTATGATGGCACAAAACCAATATCGCCAAAGGATAAAGAGGCAACTGAATCTGATATAGAGCAATTTGGTGGCGTTCCAGAAGGATATAAGTTGGATGGTGATGGCAAGATAGTTAAGATTAATCTTGGTGGAACTGTACCTGCAGAAACAGAACCTACGAAGGTATCACCTACTGTAAAGATACAAGGTCGTCAAGAAGGTGGTCGTATTAAACCTTTAGATACTCCAAAGAAAAAAGTTATTACGCCAAATTATGGTAAAGGAATTCAGCAAGTTCCTCAGGTAAAACCTGATAATGATGAGTCTAAGTTTTCTGATTCTGTAAAAGCATTCAATCAGGTAGATTACTTTGGTCCTATTCTTGCTACTGCAACTAAGATACTTGCAGGAAACGACCCCTCTCAATCCGATTATAAGAGTATTGGTGCTGGATTTTCTAATTTATTGGTGAAGGGATTTATAGATGGAAAACTTAAGAATAACTTAGCAATTGCATATAATGATGGTGGAATTGTATCTGCAGACAGTCTCCAAGATGGACCACTGGCAGCTGCTAATTTATCTCGCTGGGTTGGAGATACTTTTAAAGGATTATTTGCTAAGAATAAACCAAATATAGAAAAAACTACGAAGGAAACTGGAGATACTAAAAAAAATAAGGAAACTCCAAAAACACTTGAAGGAATGCTGAAGCAGGCTATTGAAAGTCTGGCGGGTATATCACCTGAACCTGATGGTGGTGGGTCTACATCTGGTCCTGGTTCAATAGCAACAGTAAGAGACTCTGCTACTGGTGTTCCTATGACATCAGCAGGGCAAGCACCAGGAGCAGTACAACCTGATGGAGATATTGTTTCATCAATGGGATTTTCGTCAGAAGATTGGAATTTATTTAGAAATACTGTGGCGCAGATAGAATCTGGTGGCAAGTATGATATTGCTGGTGGTAGTGGTGGCCATTATGATGGAAGGTATCAACTTGGTGCTGCTGCTAAGACTGATGGTGCTAGATATGCTGGTGTTTCTGACCCTGGTCATGGTGAAGTAGCAAGAGAATCATTTAGAAAAAATGCTGAGTTGCAAGAAAAATTATTTGCTGGATTTACAAAGGCAAATCATACTTACTTGATGGGAGTGCCTGAATATAAAGACTCAACTCCGCAAAGAAAACTTCAGATACTAGGGTATGCCCATAACCAGGGAATGGGCGGTGCTGCAAACTGGATGAAGACTGGTGTCGTTGGTGCTGATGGATTTGGAACTAAAGGTACAAAGTATACTGATTCAATTGCTGCAGAGTTTAGAAATAGAGCACAGAAGATGCAGTTTGGTGGGGAAGTAAATGGGCAGGAAGGTATTGATAAAGTTCCTGCAATGCTTACTAGTGGTGAGTTTGTTATGGACAAAGATTCTACAATGGCAATTCAGACTGCCTTCCCTGGTTTCTTAAGTGCTGTTAATAAAGCCGAGGGTCAGAAAGCAGTTGAGATTTTAATGAACTATGCTTCATATAATGACCCAACTGCAGGTGAAGTTGTTGTGATTGATCGTAAAGAAGTCATTGCACAGGCACCAATGGAGTCAGAATCATCTACTGCTCCAGCAATGCCTTCTAAACCGGTTATTGACTTCAAAGAAATTCTAAGTTTTGTTGGTTAAATAGTAATAAAATATAAGATATGTCATCGGACGCAAGAACATCATTAGCAGCACCAGCAATAATAAAGTCTTATAACATTGCCTCAAATGATGGGGGGAAAACTGCTGAGCTTATTGGTGGTATCATTAAACTTCAATACTTTGAAAGTTTATTGAGTGATACTGTAAGTTCAAATATTTTATATGTCGATACTGGTGGAGCAGTTGATGGAAAGACTGTACTTGATGGTCTACCTCTAGTTGGAGGAGAAAAGTCTAAATTTGTAATTGAGGATAATCAAGGAACCGAACTTACGGTAACATTATTTGCTAATGATATAACACCATTATCGGATGATACTCATGGTCAGTTAGTTTCAATCTCTTCAGTATCAAAAGAGTACTTGCTGAATGAAAAGATAAGATTGTATGAGAAATTTAAAGGTAAGATATCAATAGCAGTAAAGAAGATTCTCACTGATGCAAATTATCTTGGAACTGAAAAAAATGTTACTGGAATTGATGATACCTTTGAAGAAGAATATAATTTTATGGGTAATTCTAAAAAACCTTTCTATGCTATAAATTGGGTATCTAAGAAAGCAGTTCCTGCTGTAAGTGGAGAAGCAACTGCTTCTGGTAAAACTGCAGGATTCTTTTTCTGGGAAACATCTGAGGGTTATCATTTCAAATCCATTGATACGTTATTAGGACAAGAACCTAAGAAAAGTATTATTTACAATGATACTCCTGATCATTGTGGTAAAAAAGTACCGGAGGGATATGATGTAAAAGCATTATCTTTTAGTAAAAATAATATACAGAGCACAGGTGATAAGGAAAAAGTTGGCGCTCGCGATACACGGTTAGTTACTTTTAATCCATTTGATGGAACCTATAAAGTAATCACACCAAACTCAGAACAAACTAAAGATTCTATAACAACTGGTGGTAAAGATCTTGCAACACAGAACACAGAACTTGTTAGACCTGGCGCAAATAAAAACTTTTCTAGAACGACGTTTGTAATGAAGGATACTGGAAGTTTACCAAGTGGAACAACTAAGCAACAGTTAGACAAGTCAAAGGATGAAAACTTAAAGGTTGAAAAAGTTTTAAATCAGTCTATAATGAGATACAACCAATTCTTTTCCTTTAAAGCAGAGGTTGTAATTCCAGGAGATTTTTCTCTCCACGCAGGTGACGCAGTATATGTAGATTCGCCTCAGCAACAAGACAAACTAACTGACGGTATGAATAAGCAATCAGGCGGTCTATATATTATAACTGAACTATGTCACTTTTTAGATCTTAATGGAACTTATACTAAATTACTTTTAGTAAGAGACTCTGTTGGAAGAATAGCAAAAACTAGGTAAAACTTATGACTGATAGAACAATAGAACAACACATTGATGATGATAGGAATGAACTTGAAAAAGGGAGTATTAGTCCTCAGAGACGTAGACACATTACAGATGAGATAGAGCATCTTGAGCGTTATGCTCATGAGCACAAGAAGGATATTGAGGCAGGTGATCATCATGATCCAACAGCATTTGAAATGTACTGTGATGAAAATCCAGAAGCAGACGAATGTAGAATCTATGAGGATTAATGGAAGGAAATACTAGCTTTAATCCAGGGTTTCTAGGTTCATCTTTTAACTGGTGGATTGGTCAAATTGCAGATGATTCTGTTTGGAGAGATAATATTCTCCCCGGTAAGTATGCTAATGCAGGTCAAATTCCTGGTTGGGGAAGGAGATATAAAGTAAGAATCATTGGTCTTCATGACCAGGGGGAAACAATAATTCCTTCTGAAGATTTGCCTTGGGCACAGATAATGTATCCTGTGACTGGAGGTGGTGGTCAAACGGAATCTTTCGCAACTGCTAACCTTCGCCAAGGTAATATGGTGTTTGGTTTCTTTATTGATGGACAGGAAATGCAAGTTCCTGTTATTATGGGAGTACTTGGAAACAATTCACAGTCTACTCTTGCAACATCAATTGGTAAAACTACCGTTACAGATACCGTACCTGGTTCTCTGAATACTAGTGGTATTGCTAACGGACAAATTCAAAAGTCTGAGGCAATAAGAGAAGTCTTACCTGATGAAGCACTTCAAACTACGAAACCAGGTATATCTCCATATACATTAGAACCATCACCAGAAGCTATAGTAGATGAACATGGATTACCTTCTTCTGCTTCCAATGTTCCTGTAGTACAGCAATATGTTTCTGATGCTGAAGATTTAGCAGCAAAAAAAGGATTAAAGGCAATAGAACGTGACGTATTTATTCGTAAACAGGTAAGAAAATCTTTAAAATCTCAAAAAAAGAGAGAGGAATCTCCTCTTTCTCCACCACAACCAGGTGCAACTAAAGAACAAGTTGATGGTGTTCATCAACTTGAGACTGCATCTGTTAAGAGGGATGATCAATATAAGCAAAAAATTCCTATGATGAAGGCAGATAGCCATTTGGAATCTGCTGTTAAAAACATTCAAACAGTTATAGATAATCTTATCAGTAAGATTGATAAGTATTTGCATACATTCCAGAGTTATGTTGAACAAGTATCAAGCACTATTAAAAATATAAGAAAAACGATTGAAGATGCTGCCAGTGCAATGGCAAAATATATGAAGATAATATTTGATAAAATTGCAGAATATATTATGAAGACTATAAATCAAGGATTAACTGCTGTAGTATCAACAATTCCATCTAGTTTTAGACATCTCTTTGCAGATGTAAAAGAGAAAATGACTGCTCTTACATATTGTCTGTATAATAAAATTATTCAAAAACTTGCTGGTCAAATCTTAAGTAAGTTGCAGAGTAGTATTGACTTAGATGGTCTTGAGATTAAGGCAGCACAGCAGGTGAGAAACGGAGTTGAGTTTGAAACAGCACCAAGAGTTCCAATGTGTTATGCTGAGGATATCGTTGCATCTACTATTAGAAACACTGCTGAGGAAGTAAGTAGTGCTAATGATCAACTTTTAACTAACTTGGAATCATTTGTTGGAGAAATTCAGAGTCAGATTGCTGGCATTACTAATCAAGTTGATGGTATAACTAAAGAAATATCTAAAATTGTTGGTAGTATTTCTGGTGCTCTGTCTTTTAGTAATATAAAGTTGAGTGTATTTGGTTGTGATTTGTCTCCTAACATAGCAGTATCGGATTTCTATACTCTTGATGGTGGTGGAGGAGGTCAGTCTCAGACCCAACTACCTAGTGCAGAATCTATCACTAATGCATCTGCTAATGGAGAAGCAACTCCTGCGGCTGAGGAAACAATACCATTTGCAAAACCAGCAAAAGGACAAAGTGATGTTTCATCATCATCTGGTCTAGGATCTGAGACATCTGCTGATATTGACGCGGAACTTGAAAGAGCAAGAGCAGGTGATAGGTCTGGTCTTGATGGTGCTCTTGACATATACTAACCAAGGAGATATTAAAGTTTAAACTAACCTCATAAATATTTGTATATTAGTAGCGAAATACTTTTATAAGCATGGCAAGATTCGATCTTTTTGGACCGCCAAGAAAACAAGACATTAGAGTTGGATATATCTCTGCAGATAGGGGTTACGTTTCTAACGTAACTATTTTTGAAGCCAACAGATATGCGAAACTTGAACCTGGCACACAGTTTGTTGTAGCTAATAGGGATGGAGTAAGATATTTAAATATTAATGAAGTCAATGCATTAACACCAGACGATGTTATGCCAAAAAATGATGTGGGTGCATGTGGCGGTATTAGTGGGAACGATCCTAGTATTGGTTTGGACGATGTTAATAAGATAGAAGTTAATTTTTTAGGTGGAGGAGGAATTGGAGCTCAGGCTAATGCTGTAGTTGGTAAGGATGGTTCTATTTTAGCAGTAGATTTAATTCATGGTGGTTTTGGATATAGGTATCCACCACTTGTAGAAATTAAAGATACTTTTGGATTTGCAACTAAAGTAAATGCTCAGGCATTTCTTGGCCAAACTGCAACTGTGCTTGAAACTTATACTACTGAAGATGAGTTTGAGAATTTAGATTTAGAAACTCTAATTCCCAATTTCCTTGAAGATGAATATGGTGTCAGACTTGACCCTGTAAGTAGTAAAATCATAGGTAATTGGAATCCAGGTGATTATGCAAATTATTTTCAAGACCCTATCAGATCAGAGACTCAAAAATATCAAGAGTTTGTTCAAAGAAAATCAACAGGAACTTGGTGGGATAGTAGAAGTCAAAAACCTCTTATTGTTGTAGGCGAAAATAAAAATAATAATGTAGTTTTTCCTGTTGACCATTGGACTTGGGGTGGAGACCTTCTCAAACCTGATAAGATTACTGGTTTAGTTCCTGTTGAGTTTGAAATTTATAGTCAAGGTTCAAGAAGAAATAGAAACTTAGAATTTAATTTTGAAGCAGAGGATGGTTCTCATAAATTTAGTATTAAAGGTATTGGTAGAGAGTTTAAAGTAGACAAAACTAGAAATTCTGGAAATAGAAAAGTAATTAGAAGAGTTAGAGTTAACACAACTTATATTGTTACCTCTGATAAAAAAAGAAAGGTTAAGAATGTTGATAGAGCAATTGAACAAGGTCTCGTAAGGGAATCTGGTGGAAAATCTGTAGAAAGAGGTCCTGGAAAAGGTAAAGTAATTTTTGCTGACTATGTAGGATCAAGAGATGATAATGATGATTTGCAACTTACCGCACAAAGAGGTAGATTTAAAGCAAAAAATAAACAAACGATAAAGGCACAAAATAAAAATAAATCTAATACAAAAGAGAATCAAAAAAGAAAAGAGAGTACGTATGATTTAACCTACAGACTTTCTTTTAGAGATCCAACCAAGAGAAATCCTATAGAGGTTGTTGATGATACTTTTATGAATAAGTATGCAATATCTCCTGTGCCCGAGAGTGATGCAGAAGGTAGCGCACATGTGGGTAAGGTTTATACTATGGTTTGGCAAGAATACTTTCCTTATGATGGGGAGTATACTTTCACTGCCATTGGGGATAGTTTTTGTAATATAAATTTTAGTGATTCTGGAGGAACTCTTTGGGATTTTACACCGGCTCAAATTAGAAGATTTACTAAACAAAATGCAACAAAAAGAACTCCAAGTTCAGTTACTAAATCTATAACAGAAGGTCTGTATACAATTACAGCATCACTTGAAAATGGTGGTGAAGAGACGATAACTAAAACAATAGTTACACCAGCTGCGATAGTAAATAAACAATCTAAGGAGACTCCGGAGAAAGAACAATCTGAGAAGATTGTATATAAGATTGCCTATATTGGGTTAAATTCAGTAAATAATACATTAGATGTTAGTGGTAACGGCAAAACAATAAAATTCTATGATGAAGATGGTGATGATCCTAACGCACATCTTGAAATTTTAAGTGGTGATGTAGTTTTTTCTAAAGATGGTAATAATCTCATTGGAACTGGATCAGTTAAACTAAGATTTAGGTGGGATGATGATCCAAAAAAGTATTATCTAGCAGTAGAACGAGTTAAAATTTTTGAAAACAATAAGGAGCTCAAACTTTTAGGATCAAAAAGAGATCTTAAGAAAGATAAAAAGGGTGATGACACCTATAGCTTTACTATGAAATCTAATAAAAGTAAGTCTAGTTCATCAAGTAGTTCATCAAGTAGTTCATCAAAAGCTTCACAACCCGGTAGAGGAAGTTCTTCTCCTTACAGTATTTTTGATACAAGTTCTTCTATGGGTAAGGCAGATAGAAAACTGTATAGAGCAAAACCAATTTTAGATAAAAAGATTGGTCCTTTCTTTAATAGGTATGGGGTACTTCCTTTTGACCCTCAGGGCGATAAAATAAAATCTGTATCAGAAACTCCAAAGGCATTCTTTGAGAATGAAGGTGGCAATCTTTACCTTAAGGTTACTGGTTCAGGCAGAATGAAGATTGACTTTCAAATGAAAGTTGATGATAATCTAAGAACATCTGGTCTTGCTGTGAGTGAAATTTCTATTGAAACTGATAATGATTTATTGAGATTACGAAGAGATATCAAAGAGGTAAACGTAGCGGGGGATGATGATGATGATGCTCAAATTGTTTTAGTTGGTAAGGAAAAGGACAATATCAAAGGTTCTGGTGAGTTTACTGCTGGAAAAAGATATCGTATCAAGCAGATAGGTGGTAGTCCAACGAGTGGGTTTAAACAAATTGATAGTGTAAAAATTGGTTTTGATGATAATATCGATAATGGATATGATACTAATGCCGATTTAAACATAACAAGCACTAAAATTTTAGATCAAGAAAAATCAGCAGCTACTTATTCTACTGACTCATATGCAGGAGAGCATGTTATCCGATGGGAAAAAATAACCTTTCCTCAAGATGGCAATTATATGATTAAAGCTGCTGCAGATGACAGTGCAAGAATATTAATTGGAAATGTGTCAGGCAAAGGTAAGAAAGCAATTGGAAATGGTCTAAGGAATAGGGAAAGAGGTGGTGATGAATATGTAATCACAGCTGATGCAACAGAACCAAAAACAGAATTAGCATTCTTTACTAAAGGAGATTATAGAATTAGAGTAGAACTTACCCAGAAGAGGGGTAAAACTATACAAAATGGCAACCCTATGGGAATTGCTATGGAAATTAGGACAGCATCTTCTGAGCAAATAGTTGAGTATGAAAATTTAGAAAGTTGGCAAGAGAATCCAATGGGTCTTGCGTTAGCAATCAAGGCACCAAGAGCACCGATTCCAAAAGAAACTCCACCACCACAGGAGGGTAGATGTCCTAACAATCCAATGTGGACAACCAGGTTTAATGGATCTGATAGTGGTAGGTGGTATCCTGTCTACGATAAGAGATGGGGAAAATTTATGAATCGCTTTGCGATGTCTCCTATACAACCAAAGTCAAGTCCAGAGAGTTCTGAATCAGGTGTAACATTTTCTAAAAGTTGGAATGTCAAAGTTCCATATGCTGGGTTCTATGGTGTTAGAGGTGCTTGTGATGATGGAGGAAGCATAACTGTTGGTGGAGCAACCTTCGCTCTTGAATCATTTTCAAAACCACTTCCATCTTTAAATAAAGTTTTCTTAAATGAAGGAAGCACAACTATTACAGTTAATGTGACAAATGCTGCTCAGAAATCATTTGTAAAAAAACCTAAAGTAATTTTTGACACTGCTGATTGGGTCAGTAACGCAAAAGAAATCGATGTTGATATTATTAAAGAATCTATGCTCTGTCATGCAGGTGGTGGATTCGGAGGAACTTCTGGTAAGAAACAGAACAAAGTAGGTAGGGTAAAGAAAGGAAAGGGTGGTAGAGGTGGTCCTGGTGAAGGGCAGCAAGATGGAAAAAAAGGTGGCAATGGTGGTGGTGCTGGTTTAAGAAATGGTAGGTCAGCGAAAAGTGGTAAGGGCGGAACTATCGATGGTGGTTATGGTGCAGACCTTATGGGTTCTGAAAGAGGAACCGCAAATGAAATTAGAAGTGCTGATGATGATGGAGGAAAGGGTGCTAAGTATGGTGCTGGTGGCGGCGGAAACCGTGGTCTTGGCAATGCTGGTGATGGTGCTGGTGGTGGTGTTAAGATTATTTGGGGTAGCACAGGAAAAAGTGTGACTTATACAGAACCAGGAACTTATGAAGTATTAGTACCAAAATCAGAACCAGGAAAGTTAAATATGACTGCAGTTAGAGCCAGATGTATTGGTGGTGGTGGATCTGGTTATACTGATAGAGCAGGTGATACGTATGAGACTATAACTGGTACTGGTGAAGGAGAATCTTTCTACTATGATGGTGATGGTAGAAGACAAGTTATCAAAATTAAAACTGAAGTAAAAGAAAAAATGGTTAAAGGTGGTGGCGGTGGATCTGGTGGTGCATATGCATATGCTGATAAAAGACTTCCTGCCGGAACTAGACTTCAAGTTGTAGTTGGTAAAGGTGGTAAGGCAAAACTAGAAAGAGAAGAAGGTTCTTCTGATGGTGAAGATAGTTATGTAAAAATTCTCACAACAGTGATTGATAAAGAAGCAAACAAACCAAAGAGAATTAAAGGAAAAGGTAGTATACGTTATAATGGTCCTCTCATTACAAGTTATAAAAAGAAAAGTTTTGCCAGAAGCTCCGCAAAAAAGGGTACTAAAGTTAAAGTAAAAGACCATTTGGGTCCATATCTATCGCCGTTCTTCGCGTTTGGAAGACAGGCAACAGAAGAAATCCAAGGAAGAGAGTGGGTATTTACCTGGGAAAATGTAGATTTCCCTATTGATGGAAGATATACTTTCCGAACCCAAGCAGATGATAAAATGGTCGTTAGAGTTGATGGTAGAAGAGTTCAAAGAACAGAAGTTTCAGAAAATATAGAAGAAAAAACTAGAAGATTTACTAAGGGCAAGAAAACTGTTGAGATTACATTAGAAAACTCAAATCAACCAGGAACTAACTTCGTTTTAAACCCAGTCTATTGTGGTCTTGAGATTCTTGCAAATGTGCCAACAGAAATTAGCGATCAATCTTCTTGGAAGCAAAATCCTGTTGGTGCTTCTGCTATTTTGATCCCTCCACCATGTCCTCAAGAAATAGGTGGTATTGGTGTTATTAAGGATGTTGTAGTTAAAACTCCTGGTGTTGGATATACAGGTGATCCTGGTGGTGGTTATCCTGTTACTCTTGTATTAGAAGATATAGATATTGAGAATCCTGGAATTAACTATAAACCAGGTGATCCAATCACAGTTACTGGTGGATTTGAGGATGATGATATTTTACTACCAGGTATTAATGAACCAGCAACTCCACCGGGTGGTATAACTGACGATACTGGTCTTGGTGGACCTGGGGGAACACTGATTCCTCCTTCTGGAGATTACCAGTTCACTGGTGATCCTGAGAAAACCGTGCCAAATTATGACACCAATGAGCCAGGACTACCAAAAGGAGGAGGTGGAGCACCAAGCGGGGGACCTGGTGGCGGTGGAGCACCAGGCGGTGGCGGCGCTGGAGATGGAGATGGTGGCGCTGGAGATGGTGAAGATGGTGGCGGTGGAGGTACTGGTGGTGCTGGTGATGGTGCTGGTGGTACTGGTGGTACTGGAGATGTTGTTATAGGAGATCCGGGGACAGGCAGACCGGTGCCTAATAGTGGTGGTAGAAATCCAGTTTTAAGTCTTGTTACTGGACCATTTGGTGCAGTTGTAGGTGTTAATATTCTTTCTCCAGGAGCAGGATTTACAAGAACACCAACAATATCTATTATTTCTGCTACTGGTGTTAATGCTGTTCTCAGACCTAGATTTAAAATAGTTAGAGATCCTATTGGAGTTGACCCGCAAACCTTGATTCAGGTAACAGATTTGGTCGGTCTCAAGCAGACTGGATATATAGATGGTAGAGCATTCTATGGTCAGGTATTCATTAAGAATGGTCTACGCTATGCTGGTGTCTATGAGACAGTAGGAGGACTTGTTCGTGTCTATGATACCTTGCAAGAGAGTATCACTAGAGAGGTTACTACAAGACCTTCTGCTATCCTTAGACAGGGTACGGACATTCAGAGTAATGATCCTAGACTTAATCTTCCTGGAACACCTGATAACATAACTTAAGTATAATGGCAACACAAAAACACTCAGAACCAACAAGATTACCAAGTAAGAATTCAAATTCTGGTCAAGCAGACGCAAACTTTACTGCTATTCGTTATGGAAATGATCATGGTTCAATTCAATTTGGATATATACATGAAGATGGTTCAGTAACTTCATCAGTTCTTTTACAAGGACATGATGGACGCCATTCTTTCTGTATGGATAAAACGGGAAGACGAAAAGGTTGGACTCAATCAGTATCTCCGGGAAACTTTACAATTTCTTGTGGTGAGGATAACGAAGAGGCACAAGACACCTTGATGCTTCACGCAAAAAATGGTAATATATGTATTGTTGCTGAGAATGGTAAGGTAAGGATTGAAGGGAAGGATATTGAATTAAATGCTACAGGAGAAGATAGTTCAAAAGGAAGTATTCGACTCCATGCATCTGAAAATATCACTCTTGATGCTAATAAAGTTATATTAAATGCCAAGAACAAACTATCGATGGTAACTTCTGGTGATGCTGAGTTAGCAGCAAATTCTCAATTACAACTCTATGGTGCAATTATTCGTGGTGTTACTGATGCTTGTTCAGTAAAAGACTCCAAGAATAATTTGCAACGAATCCAAAAGAAAAATAACAATGCATAGGAGCAGAGATGTCATTTGGTTTTGATGATATGAATATTGGTGGTCAACTTAAAGTTGGCCAAGGGTTTGTTCCTGCTATTAAGGAAGGAAACTCAAAAATTAATGGATCGGCATTTGTTGAGGGTCCTATGGTTGTTGGTGCTGGAGTTCACTTTCCAACGCCATTTGCAACAATGATGGTTGGTCCTTTGGCTAACCCAGACCCAGATTGCCTCCCGCCTTTCGCACCTGGAGCATTATGTCAAGGTCTCAGTAATCCGTACTCGTTAATTGTTTCTCCTAATGCGGGTGTTATGGGAAACTTAGATGTTAATTTTAGGATTCAAGCAGGAGGTATGATTGTTTCTGGTGGACCAATTATGTCTAACTGTGGACGACATATTTTATCTGCAAAGAAGGATTTTGATATTCCACACCCCACTAAAGAAGGTTATAGACTTCGCCATGTAGCACCTGAAGGACCTACTGCAGATGTATATACTAGGGGTAAGGTCAGGAACAAAAATAAAATTTTTCTCCCACCTTACTGGAAGAATTTAGTAAGTCCTTCGTCAATAACAGTTAGTCTAACTCCAATTGGTGCTCATCAACAGGTCATTGTTAAGAGAATTTCAGATAATACCGTACACTTACAATCAAATGGTGGGTTACCTATCAATTGTTACTATCACATCTATGGAGAAAGAATAGATTGTGAGAGAAATATTGCCGAATATCCAGGTACATCACCAAAAGATTATCCAGGAAACAACTCAGAATACTTACAATCAGGTTCATTTTAATAGGAGATAATTATGGCAGACCAACCGGACATTTTACAACCAGCAAGTACTATAGATCCTGAAACAGGATCGCCATTTCCAACACCAGGACAACCAGAAGGAGTAAGTTTTCCTGGAGAATATATTCCTTCAAGTAGAAAGGAATGTGATACTGAACAACCTGGTGCGGGTGGTGGATTTGGTATTCCTGCAAATGCTTATCCATATATTTGGTACGGAAATATAAATCAAGCAGACTATGAAGACTTACAAGCTTGCGATCCGTTTTACCATAGAACAGCAAGAATTGATAGTTTACAAGTTATTACTGATGTATCTGTGCCTACACTCACAGGTGCAGGTGGCGGTCTTTGTGCCGTCAATGGAGTGGCATCTGGTAATAAACTACTTAATGAGTTTGATATTCCTCACGTAAAGAATAAAAAGAAAAGAATTAGACACATTGTTGCCGAAGGACCGGAGGCAGGAATTTATATCAGGGGTAGATTAACTGGGAAAAATGTAATTGAACTTCCAGAATATTGGGAGGGTCTTATTGATCCAGAGTCTATTACTGTAACACTTACTCAAATTCGCACATCACAAGATTTGATGGTTGATGCGATTGAGTGGGGTAAAATTGTCAAAATTAAATCAGGTAATGCCGTAGCAATTGATTGCTTCTATGAAATATGGGCAGCAAGATGGATAAATCCAATGGACCATAGTGTAAAACTTCACGTTGTATATGAAGGTGATAGTTGTTATGATTATCCTGGCGATAATGAGTTGTTCTTGGGTATGAGTCGTAACAGAGAAACTAAGTGGAGGAGACCAGAAGAAAAAGTGGACTCCGTAGACCTTGACGCTAAACTGTAATTCTGCTATACTAAATGGGTAATCAAGCAAACCACATGGAAGAGTATCTCTCCAGGGTCATCATCGACCCATTTAAATGGAAAATCTCACTGTATTCTGACCAAGGCAGTGAGAAGATCGTAGACTTTGATAATATGAATACCTTCCTTAACTTGGTTCAGTTTGTTCGTGAAGAAGCAGACGAGGGTGTGATTGAGTATGCATCTCCTCTCTGAGGGAAAATCGACTTTTAATTCCAAAAATCGGGGCAAAAAAACCCCGGCAAAAAATTGCCCTATTAGGTTTTATGAAAATCGATAAAGACCTACTATACAAGGAGATTCTTAATTGTTATGAGTATGAGACCAGAAACCCGACAGTCTATGGAAATGTTATTTGAAGCAAAGTGGAACA